TAATGCTTCGCCCGCTCTTCCGCATTCCGCGCCTTCGCGCATTTCGCAAAACCGCGCATCGGCGTGTCCGGTTGGGTTTTAAAATCCGCGTACTTGCAGAAAAAGCAGGTTTCACGCACGGTAGCTCTCCCAGTCGAACGGAATCAGCTTGCCGCCGCCGTCCCGCAGCCTGTCCCTGATCCGCGCGTCGGTGTTTTCGCGGAAGGCTTCCGCCGTCAGGTTGGTCAGCACCAGCATCGGCATCAGCCGCTCGTACCGGGCGTTGACGACGGAAAACAAAATCCGCCCGTCCGTTTCCGACAGACTGCCCGCGCCGAACTCGTCCAGCACCAGCAAATCGGGCTTCACGAAAATCCCGACCGCCCCCGCCTCGCCGCCGCCGCCGCCGAAACTGTCCTTGACCGTCCGCAGCATATCGCCCACCGTGATGACCAGCGCGCTTTTGCCGGCGGCGATGACTTCGCGGGCGATGCCGCAGGCAAGGTGGTTTTTGCCCGTGCCCCTCCTGCCCGAAAAAATCATGCTCCGCCCCGTCTGCAACACATCGGCGAAGTTTGCCGCATACTCGGCGGCGGCCGCCTTCGCCCTGGCCATCCCCGGGATCGAATCGCTGACGGCGTAGTTTTCAATCCGGCAGTTTCTGAACCGCGGGGCGATGCCCGAACGCCCGATGCGTTTTTCCAGCGCGTCGCGCATCGCCTCGCGGCGCAGCGTTTCCGCGTATGCCGCCATTTCGTCCGCCGCTTCCAGCTTCCGGCAGGCCGGGCAGCCCGTCCACACGCCGCGCAAAACGCTTTTCGCCGCGTATCCGCCGTGTTCCGCGCATTGCCTCCGCTCGACCCGCACGCCGCCGCCGTAAGCCCCCAAGAAATCAGACGCGTTCCTCAAAGCCATATCCGAACCCCCCCCTCAAAAATCCGTCGTCGGCATATCGCCGTAGCTTCCCGCATCCGGCACGGCGGCGGTTTGGTTGTGCGTCGGGCCGCCGCGGTTTCCGGACCTGCCGAAAGTTTTGTTTTGCAGCCAGTCGGCGCGGAAGCTGCCCCAGCCGCTGGCGATGGCGTACTCCGCCGCCTGCAGCGCCGTCATCCCGCATTTCTCCGCATCGGCGGCAATCAGGCGCATTGCCGTTTCCGTCAGCGGCTGCCGTTTTGCCTTGCGGACTTGCAGGAAGTCCGCCGCCACCTGCCCCGTGATGCCGTAGTCGGCAAGCAGCGAAAGCTCGGTTTCGTGCCTGCCGGTTTTTTTCGCCTTCGCCGCCGGGGCGCGTTTTCCGCTTTCGGGAGGTTCGGCAGAAAGGGGCGCGTCCGCCGCTGCGGATGCGCTAATACTGTGTTTTGTATTAGTGGGTTTTGTAGTGTGTTTTGTAGACCCCCAATTTTTGGGGGTGGTAGTACCCCCATTTTCCGGGGGTAGTACCCCCCAATTTTTGGGGGTAGTCCCATTTTTTGGGTGTACCCAATTTTTGGGGGTGGCAGTACCCCCATTTTCCGGGGGTGGTGTACCCCCATTTTCCGGGGGTGGTGTACCCCCATTTTCGGGGGACGGTTCGGGCATATTGATGCGGTAGCCGGTTACCTGACCGTGCCGTTTGACGGAGGCAATCAGGTTCAATTCCACAAGCTCTTTCAGCGCGTCGGCAACTGTTACGTCTGTTTTGATTCCGGTCAGGTTTTTAAATTGGGAAACAGAGATGTAGTCAATTTCCTTTTGCCAGCCGGTCGTTTTGCGCACGATGACGGCGTAGCATTTCCACGCGTTGCCGCTCATTCGGCAGAGGAAATCGTCCACTACCGCGTTTGCTATCTGAAACGAATTTGGAATATATTTCATTTACCGTCCTTCCATTCCCATTGGTCTTGCGCCCACACTTCCACCCCGTTTTCAACAATCGAGTAATGCGTAACCGGCTGCCCGTCATCCCCGACGGGCTTTTTATTTGGGTTGGTCGCCTGCCAATTCCGGCCAGATTAGATGCCAGTCATCAGGACGTAAGTCTTTTCGATTCACTGCGCCTCCGGTTAATTTTTCAATCTGCACGCACCGAATGATCGGGGGCGGCGTTCCTTTTTTATTCCAAGCCCACACCGTCGGTTGTTTAACTCCGATCGCCCGTGCAAGTCGGGATTCATTACCAAAATAATCAACTGCTTTTTGGATACTCATAGCCAGTTACTCAATTAAATAGCTTCATTATAGCTAATACTTATATTAAATACAACTATTGCCTTTTATAGGTTATGCCTTTTATTATCGATTACCAATGCTTATGCGCAATTAATTCGGAGATCAAAATGTTTTCAGGCGAACAGTTAGGACAAGCAATATCAGAAGCGATTAAGAGAAAAAATGTCAGTCAAAAGGAGGTTGCCGATCATTTTGGGGTGAAACAGCCAAGCGTTTCAGGTTGGATAAAAAATGGACGAATAGATAAAAAACATCTAGATAAATTAATTGATTATTTCTCAGACGTAGTAACGCCAAGCCATTTCGGCATTGAAACATTCAGAGTCTTAAAATCGAATGAACAAAGTAGCATACGTTTCCCCCGCTTAAATGCCGAAGCGACCTGCGGCGCAGGCACGATTAACGACCACTATATCGAGGTTGTGGATTATGTAACCGTCGCTGCCGCATGGGCGCGGGAGAAACTGGGCGGAAACCTCAACAAAATCCAAGTCATTACAGCCCGTGGCGACAGCATGGAGCCCACCATCGAAAACGGCGACGTAATGTTCGTTGATACCGCCGTCGAAGCCTTCGATGGCGACGGCCTCTACCTGCTTTGGTATATAGACGGCCTTAAGGCCAAGCGGCTGCAATCCACCGTCGGCGGCGGCCTGATGATCATCAGCGACAACAGCTCATACCGAACCGAAACCGTGCGCGGCGAAGATTTAAACGCCGTACGCATCATCGGACGCATACGCGGCGCATGGCGTTTGAGCCAGTTCTAGACCGCGTCTTCTGGTGGAGCGTGCCGGATTAAAATACTTGAACAACTGATTTATTACCGCATATTGCGCGGTATAACTAAAAAGATATAATATATATATAAAAAGGGCACTCATGGAGCTGACCGTCCACTTTAACGCCGAGCAGGATTTAGACCGCCTCTTTGAAAAAGACGAAGAAGCGGTCGGTTATCTCGAGAATGTCATTGCGATGATTCAGGCGGACTCTGCTATTTTTGACGGCTTATACAAAAACAGATACTTCAGGGAATATGGCGAACCCATAGGCCCGATTGACTTGGAAGTGAAACCCATATTGTCATTATGGGGAAAAGACATCAAAGTTTTACGCGTCCGATTTGACAGCGAAGAAGCCGCCGGATACAGAATAATTTACGCACCATGCCATGAAAAACAGCCAAACGGCACGTATATCCGCCGCATAGATATATTGGCTGTTGTAAACAAGAAGACAGACGAATTTGACTATCAGGCAGAACACCCAATCACAAAACGGATTATCAAAGACTATGAAGAACTGTACTCCAACTAACGGCACATGGTTCAAAATGGGTGCAACACTCACTGTTGCCGTGGCCGCCTGCACAGTATCAACACCTACATCCGCCATCCCCGTCACCCACATAAAATGCCTGCGGATAAACGGGCAGATTAAATGCGTCAAACCGATAAGCCCTAACACTACCCCTGCCGCAGAGCATATTGAGCATGTGCGGAAAAATCCGCGCCGCAAAGCAGCGATGGACAGGGCGGCAGCAAGAATTGCCGATAAAATAGCCCTCAAAGCAGGCGGGGAAACATTTGTCAGCTTAAGGATGAAAAAGGGGTTTACCCAGTCCGAATTGGCAACCGCCGCAGGATTGCCTCAACCCTATCTGTCCCGCATCGAAAACAGCAAACAATCCCTGCAAGATAAGACTGTACAAAAATTGGCAAACGCATTAGGCGTTTCCCCGCTTGAAGTTCGCGCAGCGTTCGAACGGCGGTACGAATATATGGAGCAGGCATGATTCACTTAAATGTCCACTATTGCGATGAAATTATCCGCCATGCGGAAAATGACAAATACAGCCTGATAGGTATATTCCCCGATATATGCCATATTCCGACACCGCAGGCCATTCTAGGCCGCCTGTGCCTGTCTGTTTCATTTTCCGCCGAAGGCATGGATATACAGACTATGAAAACCGGTCAAATTTTTCTGGAAATCGTCCGCAACGATGATGTAATCTCTGCACTTGAGATTCCATCATATGACGGCAGTGATACAGAAGAAAACGTGTCATTCATGCTACACCAAACAATCAGCGGACTACCCGTTTCAGACAACGACCGCATTTATGTAAGAATGACAACACACAACCATATTCTCTCCGAGAGCCGTCCTTTGTCTTTTTCTTGGCTTCCTTACCACTCATAACAATACCGAACCGCCCTAGGGCGGTTTTCTTTTTCATGATACACCGCCATTCGGGCGGTTTTTTTTCAAACTTTTTTCTTCTAAAAATCAATTCAATAAGTATATATGGATGAAAATATAACTATTGCCTATTGATTAAATATAGGTAATAGTTATAATACACCCATCGAAACAAACAACAACTTGAAGGAAACGGGATGAACGAATTAATCAGCAGAATAAATCGGTTTGGCGCGAGGGCAAAGGACGAGCAAAGCCTTTTATTGAAAGTTGGTGAAATCTGCCGCGACGCAGCAGCGACATGGACCACTAGAAAAAGCGAAAGCATCAATCACACCGCCTTCACTTTTACAGTGAAAAAAGACGGCTTAAAAGAGAAGGTAATGATTGTTTTGTAAAGAAACCAACCCCACCCCGAAAGGAAACAAAAATGGAAGCAAATAAATTTGAAGTGAAAAGTTTGTCAGACCTTATAAAAGTCTTTGCAGGCATTGCTGCCGATTTCGAAGCGGCAATGGGTGTAAAACGCGCCGACATTTCAACCGAATTTGACGAACCGCAACATGAGCCGCAACCGCCGGTAACAGTTGCCGAGCAAAAAGGTATCAACGACTTTGCCATCGGCAAGGAAGTCATCATCCGCACTTATTCGGCAGGCGTTTGGTTTGGTGTGTTGAAACAAAAAGCAGGCAATGAAGTGATTCTGACAAAAGCGCGCCGAATGTACAGCTGGTGGGCAAAGGAATCAATCAGCCTGTCAGGTGTCGCACGACACGGCATCAGGCAAGACGGCAGCCAAATTTGCGGCGAGCTTGATTCCGTATGGCTCGAGGCGATTGAGATTATCCCAGTAACAGGCGGCGCGGCTGAATCAATCCGCACCGCGCTGGAGGTCGCCCAGTCATGAGTTATCTAGATCAACCATTGAAGCACGGCTACGGCAACGGCAACGGTAGCGGCAACGGTAGCGGCTATGGCAACGGCTACGGCAACGGCTACGGCAACGGCTACGGCGGCGTCGGCGGCGGCGGTAGCGGCAGCGGCTACGGCAACGGCAACGGCTACAGCAACGGCAGCGGCAACGGCGACGGCGACGGCAACGGCAACGGTAGCGGCAACGGTAGCGGCTATGGCAACGGCTACGGCAACGGCTACAGCAACGGCAGCGGCAACGGCTAAACCTTAAAACCGCCCGAAAGCTATATCTGCCAAGCCGGGGATAGCACAAAGCGATGAAGTATCGAACTTCAA